TTTCTTTTTTTAACTCATCGATCTGATCCTGAAGTGCTTTCATTGTTAATGCCATGATTATTCTCCCTTCGATACAAAGATATGAGATTTTAAGATACAAAATGGACGAACACCGCCGTTGTTATCGTAGAAGTGGCTGATGAAATTGCCAGAAGGAGAAACAACGGCCATCGAGTACTCCCATCCACGTTCTTTGGTGCTCCATGGGGTGCATGTCCACCACCAGTCACCCAGGTCTTTATTGACAAGCAGATCATTATACTTTCTGGTTTCATCAAAGGTAATCGGTCTTACCTTGCATACACAGTCTTCAAATTCGTGCTGCATATCCACTGATGTAAGGTTTACTTTATGTTCAACCAGGTTCTCTGCGCCAAGCGCATTTTCAATGATTGGCTGAATATCAGCTTCAATCATTTTTTTAAGGCTTGATTTGTTGTAATCTTTCGTATTTCGGTCGAATACAACGTCCTCTGCCATAAATTCTTTTGAAATAACTTTTGTTGTCTGACTAGAACCATCCTGATCCAGCACGATAAAATCATGCTCCCCGATCTTAAATGTTTCCCTAGGCTTCAGTTCTGACAGCCTTACTTTGTTCTTTTTCTCTGCTTCTTCCAACTGCTTTACTAACTCTCTTGCCATATCTAAAGCTTTGCTCATTTTTGTTTCCTCCCTCGCTAAATCGCATTAAATAACTGAACCGCAAACAGCTCATTAACAAATTTTTTGTAAACCTTTCCATCCATTTTTACACAATACTGGAATCCGTCATTTTCAAGGGTGACTTTGCATGGTTTCCCCTTCTCTGTAGCAATCCATTTGTCCATGATTACCATAATTTATCCCTCCACTTTTAATTTTGTATTATCGTTTACAACTAACATAATCAGCTGACCGTTAACCATATTAGAAACCTTTTTCTGGTTTTCAGAATCCAAGGATTCACAGTCATCCACCCAGATTGGAACTGATATTCCGGCAATTTCCTGTACACTCTGGCAAATATCAACTCTACCCAAGATCCGATTTCCCTTGTTGCTAATCGTTGTAAGGATAGATTTTCCGTCAACCATAGGTACGCAGGTTGATTTATAGTTGCCATTTTTTGCAGTTTCAAATAATTGCCACTGTACCAGCTTGAACCTCTGGTTAATTTGGTCTGAAAGTTCTTCATTCTTAGCTTTCTCCAATTCAGTAAGCAGATAGAGGACTTTTTCTGCATCAGCCTGCTGCTGCACCATGTCAGTTCTCTTTTCTTTTAACCCTTCCAGGCGCTTTTCTTCGGCTTCCGTATTTGCCATGAGGATTTTTGATTCACAGCCAAAAAGTTCTTCTCTTAGCTCCTGTTCTTCTTCCTTAAGCGCCTTTCGATACTCTGAAGTGTCTTCCATGCTCTTCAGAAGCTTTTCTTTTTCGGCAATCTGTTTTGTGATCTCCTGATATTCAGCTGTATCGGATATATCAATCTTTTCAGGAAGTTTTGAAAACTTATCTTCCAATTCTTTTGCCTCTAAAGTCACTGCATCACGCTCAACTTTTCGCTCTTCCAAATCTAATCTCAACTGTTCTAAATCTTTTGTTTTTTTCTCTAACTGATCTTTGGTATTATTTCCGTCTGCGGTAATCGAAGCAAGTAAATCCGCTTTTTCCTTTTCAAAATTGGCAAAAAGTTCTACCTTTTTCTCTTCCGGGTAAAGCTGCTTGCAGTATGGGCAAACAAGCGAGGTTTCATCCAGTTTCCGTTCATTTTCTTCTTTCCACTCTATACGGATGCCTTCCAGCTTTCCTTTTAACCGATCAATAGCGGCTACAGCCGCAGAAATTTGGGTTTCTATAGCATTTATACCTATCTGTAATTCGCCACGATCCGATATCTTTAGCGCAGAAGCGCTCAACAGTTTAGCTCTTTCTTCCACTAATGCCTCGTTTGCTTTTTTTTCAAGCCCAGACAGTTCCATTTTTAGCTCTAAAACACCGTCTGTCAGCTCATTATAATTCTTATAAAGTTTTTCGCTTTCAAGCTGCTTATCAGCGTTTTCCTGAATTTTCTGCTTAAGGCAGTTTTTCTGTACTTCCAAATCAGATACGTTCATATCTGACTTGGCTTTAATATCCGCTTCCTTTTCTTTAATCTGTCCCTCTAATATGGGAAGCTCTTTTTTAATATCAGCTACTTTTTTCTTATTCATAGCCGATAATTCCTCTACAGAATATTTTTCAAGCAGCACTCCCAATTCTGCCAGATCTGGATATTTGTTTGTCACAGACGCATCCGGAATGTCTTTGACTGTCTGGAATAAAAACTTGCGGACCTCATCCGGTTTCTGATTAAGGAATGCATTGATATTGCTTGACATCTTAAAAGCGTTATCAACTTCCAGGTATTCATTAAATGCCGTTTTAGTTTTCGGAACATCATTAATGAAATATTTGTTATCATCTTTATATGAGCTTCCGTCTTTGATATAGGTACGCTTCTGCACCTTGCGAACTGTAATCTCTCTTCCGTCCATATCCAGAACCAGAGTTACTTCCACATCACCGTCTACCGGTGATCCATTTACCTCACGCCTAACAACTGGATTACTCCTCATTTTATAATCGCAGTCAAACAGACACCATGTATATGCGCTTGCAATGCTGGACTTGCCCCTCCCATTTGCCCCTGAAATGACGGTCTTATCATGGAAATCAAAGCCCTGCTCTTCATAACACATGAAGTTTTTGAGGTGCATGCTTAAGAGTTTAATCCTCATTCGTCTTTACCGCCTTTCTTTCAACTCCCAGAATAGCCCTCACGACTTCATCTGAGATATAACCGCAGGTTTCAAAAACTTCTTTAAGGACATTAAGCCTAGCTTGTTTGTCAGCTAATACTTCATACTCAGATTTAGTAAGCAGAACGGTTCTGCTATTTTTGTTTTCATCCATCTATCCCTGTCTCCTCGCTCTTTTAAATTTGTCCACGATTTTTCTTTTATTCGTGACCTTGTTAATGAGTTTCAAATAAAACTCTTTTTCTTCCACCAGCATCCATTCACTGGCGTTTAAATAGGCTGCTGAAACAGCTTCTTTCTGCGACCGGGTTAATTTCTTCGGCTGCTTCATTTTTTATGTCTCCAGGTTTTCCATGCTGTGTAAAACAGCCAAACAACCGCTGCCACAAATTCAGCTTCGACCGTTGTTATTACTCCGGCCCAAAATGGATCAATATACACTATTTGGTTTCCTTTCTCACTTAATCAGCACCCACGCTGCCAGTGCTGCTCCTGCCAGTATCAATCCCATTGATACCATGATTAAATCTACAACCAGGTATGCCATTGATACCCAATCCACCTTTCTCTTGCTTTTTTCAGCCTTAATTGCCACGTAGCTTACGCCAAGCGGGCAATCATGATTTTTCATCTTTGCCATTTTTCCAATACCTTTCTTGTGATATAATCTCCTTATCATTTAACAAGGAGGTGAATTAAAATGTTTATTAAAATCAGAATTTCTTGCCCTTGCCATTGCTCATATATCGTGAATGAGAATATCAATTCCGACAAAGTTGTTTGCCCCAACTGTGGAAGTGAATATCCTTACTCCGAAAAATTAGCATCTATGCTCAGATTGGCAAAAGAGATACCTGAAGGTGAGTGTCTTTCAGAACATTCCGTTCGGGTTATTTCTCTTTCGGAAGATATGAACAGCCGTCAATAACTAACTTCATATATTCCAGAAACCCTTTAGCAACCGTAGCGGTCAGATTATTTTCAGCAATTAGCATTTTTACATTCTTTTCTAATTCTGATGCTTGCTGACCGTTACATTGCCGGTAATAGGAATAATGTTTTCCTTCATACGTCTTTTCAAGTTCATCTGCTGTTAATGCATATGGAGACATATTTTTTCACCCTCTTTCTACTTCAACGTCAAAAACAAAACAGTCAATATACCTGCAATAAAACCTAATACGGTAACAATGTCATTATCATTCTTCATATGTATTCAATACTTCCTTTCCTATGCTGTTTTCTCACAGCCACTCAGCATTATCTGTCATTGTTCCCTTTCTATTCCTGTTGCCAGCTCATCAATAATTTTATAAAGTAGCTGCTTTTTTCTTCTGGAAGTTCATGTCTTAAAATCCTTGAAAAAGCTGTTTCATGTGCATACCCCAAATACTCTGAAATTTCCCATAAATTAACTCTTTTTTGCTTCGCATACGCTCTAATATCCAAATTTTTCATACACCTTCACCCTCTTTCCGTTTCTTCCTCTGCATCAGCTTCCCGAACATTTCCAACAAACTTATTGACAAAGTAAATCTGGCCTTTGCCTGTGACTTTTGTTGTCCGGGTTATTCGTACTGATCCGTCTGGGTTCTGTACATTGCTTTCCTTGACCTCAAACAAGCCCAGTTCTACATACCTTTGCATTGGCATATTTTTTGAGCTTCCGCCCTTTACCAGATACCCGTTTTCCCGCAGCCACTCAAATAATCTTTTCTGCCCTATCTGGTATCCGTTTTGACAAATCAGCTTTGCCAAGTCACCAACAAGAATTGACGTATGACTTGTACTTACTGCATCAGCAAAAATCGTCTTAGGCTTATCTGCTTCAATTTTCTGTTCCAGAAGTCGGTTGTTATGCTTTAAATCTTCAATCTGCTGGTCTGCGATTTTCAGGGCTCTTGCCATAACCTGTTCAGGCGTGTTCCAGGCTTTCTCCAAGTCTAAGAAATACTCACGGTACCGCTTACCTTTTTCGCTGCGCTGGATCATGCAGATCTGCTTTGCCATATCTACTGAAATCTGATAGTCTACAATCTCTCTTCTTACTTCACGATTGCCCTCCATTTGAACTCGCTCATTTTTGAGCATGTTGAAATCTTTGCCTGTTTCAAATCCATACTCTGCCATTCTTGGGAACCAGTCCTTAAAAGCAGTTTTAATTTCTAATCCCTCATGGAGATCTCTTGCAGATACAGTCGGAGCATCCGTTCCATACGTAACCTTAATCAGTTCTTCCATGCTTTCTCCTTATTCAATGAAGTATCCAATATCAACACCAAAGTAATTTGCTATCTTTATTAATTTATCTGTCTTTGGCATCGATTTTCCTGATTTCCAATCAGAAAATGTGCTTCTGGCTAACCCCAACTCCTCTGATAGCTTGTAAAACGTAACGTTTCTAGCCTTCGCAAGAGCATCCAGTTTCAAAAAGCTTTCCTTTCTTTTATTTTGGCTCAATATATCACTTCCTTTCTTGACTTTAGTTAAGATTTCCGTTATAATAGTTCCACCAAATGGCATCTTCAAGCTTAAGGAGGGATATCTCTTGAAGGCGGTTTTGAATTTGCTGTTCCGTTTTTGTAAGGTTGCAATCGTGGTTCCAACGCACGTAAAACCGGAGTAAAATGTAGCAATCGGTATAGCGTAGCTTGAGCTGATTAGCTCGTTAAAAACATGTGCTTGACATTGCGGTATATTGTCACACTATACTGGATACTCCTTGCAATCCACCAACTAATGGCAACTATTTTGCTGAACCAAAACTGCATAAGTGGTGGAGTGTTTGAAGAAATATTGTTGTCGTGCAATATGTTGAAAAACTGCAAAACACAAACGGTAAAAAAATTGGGGCAAAAGCTGTTAGTGACGACACACTAGCAGTTTTTTGCTTTATTACGTTTGAAAATCCTAACTATATCTTGATTTAAGTTAGGAAAGTGTGTATACTATGAATTGTCCAGAAACATATTATACAGTTTTTATATTTTTGTTTTTTAAAGTTGAGATTTCCTAACTTGTTTCTAGTATACGTTAGGAGGTCTTGTTTGTCAACCCAAAAAGTTGAGAAATTACAACTTTTTAAATGGAGGCCTTATTATGTACGAAAGATATTGCAAATTAAGAGATTTAAAAGAGCTAACCGATGCTCAGGTATCTAAATATTGTGGCTTGGAAAAAAGCACCTTTACCGACTGGAAGAAAGGTAAAAGTATCCCAAAGCTTCCGAAAATAATAAAAATAGCAGAATGCTTAGATTGCTCTATTGATTATTTAGCTACAGGAAAAGAAAAGTCATATCCTGAGCTGGCAGACTTACTCATAAATATTCGTAACGATAAAGCTTTAATATACGCATTAGGAAAGTATTTTAAATTAACAGAAGAAAATAAAGAGCACGTCCTTAATACAATTGACGTGCTTAGTGAGGTGTAATTATGAGTTGTATATCTAAGAAATTTGCAGGATTTTGTCCTACTCAACAGAAAGAATACTCTGTTTTAGTAGAATATTATGGTGACGGTATTCTGGAAGAAAAAGAAACTTTTTCCAGAGGTCGCCTTGAATGTAGTTATCAAAAAGGCTATGGATGTCCACAGGCAAATAAATGTCCTATTATGGCAAAAGCGCCATATAAATTATAGCAGTTAGCTTTCACTACCAAGCAATTCGCTTTCATTTCCATAATCGTCCTTAAGCGTTATCTTCAATTCTCCGTAGCCTTTGTGCCGTAAAATACCCAAGCAGTCCACGCTCATGTTCATGGCATTAAGGTCTACGGTCAATGTGGGGATACCAGGCGCATCTTGTTTCAGTTCAAAACTTCTTACCCCCTTCAACTTTACACCATCAATGAATATTTCCGTATATCCATCTTTGACATTTGACTTAATTTCTATATTAGGGTAATTGTCCATCATTATAATCCTCCTTAATAATATCTTCTACAATTTTGAAAATATAAATGAGAATATCTTTTCTGTTTACGTTTTTTACCATTTCAATAATTTTCTTCCGATACTCTTCTTTTTCATCCACTAAAAGTCCCTCCAATTCATCCAATCCACACGAACTATGTAGCGATAACCGCATTATAGAACATATGTTCTGTTATGTCAAGATAGCATCGGGGACACCGATACAAAATCAATGCCCCCAAGCCAGAAGTTGATTGCCCATTTTACTGGACAATTCTAGTATATGCACTTAGCAGGAGAAATATTACTGCTTTAAATCATTTTTCCAAAGCTTTCAAAATTTCCTGTTTTTCTTCAATAGTAAGCTTGGAATATCCGGAAATAATCTTAACCGGATCATATCCTCTTTCTTTCTGCTTTTTCATTGCTAATACAATAATTCTTTTCTGTACTTCTGTCATCATTCTACAGCACCCCCGATCACGTCAGACAAAGCAATTGTCAAATCATCATTCGTAGATTGTAAATCAGTGGTAATTTGTTTTAAGGTTGCATTATCGCTAGTAAGTTGATTTATTTTCTCTTCCTCGGAAGGAATATACTCTGCTGGTTCTTCTGAACCATCTAACCCGACCATGTAGTATATGCTATTTTTCTTCTTGTCACCAGCAGATACCAACCATTTATATTCTTCTGCCGCCGCATTGTCTCCATACACTGCTCTTGTAATTTTATTCGCATCTTCATAATTCATAAACATGGCAATGTTTCTTACAATTCCATCACCATCAAGCATAATGTACGGTCTTGATAATTCTCTTTTCATGCTGTCTCCTTAATATAATATAACAATAATTATGCCTGACCCTCCAGCGCCACCGGCGCCGCCTGTATAGTCATAGCCGCCACCGCCTCCACCTCCGCCAGAGCCGGAGTTCACAGCAGCGTCACGCCCAGCTTCTGCATAAGCATAATCATAGCCCTCTGACCCGCTACCACCTATTCTGTAACATCCGCGTCCACCATTTCCACCGCCGTAATCTCCGCCGGTGCCTCCATATCTAGGGGTTCGTCCTCCGGTTCCTTCTCCACCACTGGCGCCACCGCCAGAGTATGCAGTACCCGTGTCTTCTCCGAATGCTTTTGTAGTTCTTCCTTGACCAGATCCTGGGTTTCCCCCGCCATCTCCGCCGTTGGTTCCGCCATTATATCCACCATTATCATCATACGAATATGAGCCGCCGCCTGAGCCGCCTTTTCCGGTTCCGAAGTTCGCTCTGCTGCTATGCCCGTATGCTCCACCATTAGCACTGCATAGCTTTTCCCCGTTTCTTGCGACATAACTTTCTCCGCCATTAGTGCCAGATCCAGCAACGCCTCCGTTACCTACAATACAGTTAAGCACAGCTCCCACTTTTACTGCTATGCCTTTAACCGTGCTAGTATATCCGCCGCCGCCTCCGCCTGCGCCATAGGTGCTAGTTCTGTCGTCCTCTTCGCCCCAGCCACCACTTCCGCCGCCGCCAACGCAAAATATATCCGCAAAATTATATCCAGATGGAATTTCAATATCCTGACTATATTTTATTATCTTAGTAAGCGGCTCGCTAGTAGCACATTCATCTGTAAGAGTATTTCCTTGCAAATCTCCAAGAGTGCTTGTGGCGTATGCAGTACATTTAAAATAATATTTGGTATTAAGGTTTGGCATTGCAAATATTGCTTGCGACCAACCACCAGAGTTTTTGTTATCTCCATATCCAGTATGAAGCCATGTCCACGGACCATCAGGTCCATTAGTGCTATAGCTAATAATAACTCCAGAAAACGGCCTTCCTGCCGCAGCATAAGGATTTTGCCATTTTAGCAAAACCTGCCGTCCGCTATATGCTGCCGCACTAAAATTTAAAATGCTTCCAGCTCTAAATTTTCCAGTAAGTTTCGTATGTAAGTCTGTATTATAAAAAGTCCTGCCTTCATAGACATATTCAGCTGTGGCTGTTCCTGTCAATTCCAGAGTGCCTTCCATAGCTTCATCATCTGAGCCATTAAATACAGCTGTTTTTCCTTTCGGTATATCGTTTATTGTAGCTGTGCATTCGTCCGAAATGCCAACAGATCCTCCACTGCCAGTCATCAAAACTCGTCCCATTTTATACTCCTTTCAAGCCTACAATGATATCTGTTTCTGGTTTTTTGTAAACTTTGAAAATTATGCTCCCATTCACTGTCTTTGCAGTTCCAGAAGCAACTCTCCCAAAGGCTTTCCCATACGCCTTTTGTACGTCCGGACTTGCCCCATCCTCTAACAAGCTTACCAATATAGGCTCATCATCTGCTCTTATCCCAGAAACATTTACCGTTTGAACGTATGGAGCCGAAGATCCGGTCCATCCTACAGCAGTTAACGTGACCTCTGCAATATGGTTCAATTGATTTATATTTTTATTGGTTTTATTGATGTCGTTTGCACCGAATGTATCTCCTACCTGAGAATAATTTGTCTTATCTACCAGGGAAATAGTTCCGTCTGAATTTGATGTTTGAGAATATTTTCTACTTGTTCCAGAGGCTATAATATCATCCTTGTAATTTGTTTTAAGTGTTTCCATCAGGTTTTTACTCCTTTCATGTTACCTAGGCGGAAAGAAAGTTTTGGAAGCCCTGCTTTCTGTCTTCCTAGCAACTCATATATTTTTAAAATTGCTGACTCAATCCTGTTTAATTCTCCATATTGGATAAATGGACCATTGTCATAAAATCTCTGAGCAATTCCAAAATCTTGTGTGAATACGTTCTGGTTGAGTATTTTAAGATTGTCCTCAAACAGATTAAATTCATCAGCATAAAAATAATCCGCATAATCACCTTTATCATTTCCCATGTCATTAAAATCAAAAGGCAAATAAAGATTTTCTGCATATTCGTGCAGATACTCCAAATTGTTTTTTATCCTGTTGTAATCAGAAATGTTAAATCGGTCTGTGCTGATCCAATTTGTTTTAGGGGCTATCCATGCCATTTTCTCCCTCCTAGCTCGTTCTTATCCACATATAGCAAGTAAAATACGGTTGCAATGTTGATATGTCCTGATTCGTATTGGTTACCTCTCCGTGGTTGTGACCCCAACCGTTTCCAGCATATTGTGATGACGCGTTGGTTCCCTTGTTCCATCCAGAAAACCATGATCCCAATGTATTCTGAAAGCCATAGTTAGAAGCTGCCGAGTCAAATCCTCCTGCTATTTCGCTTTTGCTTATTGCTAATAGCTCGTTGTTAAAACCATGATTATGGGATGGCATTTCATTGATTGTTAAAACGTGATCTTGTGTAGCGTGGGTGTGAGAATATTTATTCGTTTTATATCCTCCGGTTTTTCCTGATTGATTGAATTCATCTTGTTCGGTATCAACGCACACCAGCGTTCTGCCTGGTGCTAAAAGTTTCCAGCTTCCTCCAAATATGTTCGACGGATTTTCTGGATTAATCGAAAGATATATCGCTCCAACAGGATAAATATCCAGTGCTGTTATCTGCTTTATCTTTCTTTGTCCTTGTCCCTCATAGCTTGCGTTATTTTGCCTTGCCATTGTCAATCCTCCTGTGGCGAAACTGTTTTTCTAATCTTTGCAGTTCCAGAAAAAGCGCCATTAAAGGTTATTTCATGTTCGTAAATTCTGGCATTTATGCTACTATCTCTTTTAGTTTCCAAAGCAACAATATCTCCCGAGTCTATACGTGGTTCTCCGGCATAAGAAACAGAATAGTTGACACTGTTATAGTAATAATCACTTAACCAGTCCACCATATCTTGTGCGTGTTCTTCTGTGCTTATCAATACATTGTTTTTCCATGTTTTCACAACACCAACGCTGTTGATCCGTTTCGAGGTGACTTTTTCTGTCACAGAATAAGCCTTTCCATCCACGGAAATTTCATGAAGTCCGGTCAATGAAGACGTGTCAACCGTAACGAAATAGCTACTGCTTTCAGTGATTGTAAGTTGCTGTCCATCAGCTGCGACAGTTACGTCATAAGATGCTTCTGTAAAGTAAAAAGTATATGTATCATACTCTGTCACATCTATGCTTTCCTGAAAAATGTTTTTCACTTCATCCGTTTTGCCGTAAATATGGCGGATCACATCCACCTGCATAACTTTTTCTTCTTGAGTTGCAACCGGGCTGGTTTTTACAACATCATAATTCATGCTATAGTCTGACATATCACCAAATAGCACGTTATCAACCGTAATTCTAGCGTTTGGATGTCCCTTTGTAAATTCCAGAACAATTCTATCAAAATTGGATAATTCATCTGTAATATTACATTCAATATCAGGATCTGATACTATAATTTGTTGCATTTTCTCGCTTTGATAATAGGTTTTAATAACAAATTCTTCTGGGGCAACATTTCTGAACTTTATGGTAAATCCAAAAAATGTAGCAGCAGCCTCTAAATCAATTGTTATAACCGGATTTACGCCAAAATTTCCATCATTATCAGCTACAGCGCCGCTCACATATCCAATATTCGTTGAATAATCATCTTTATCTCTTGGAATAAAGTTAATGCTGCCATCTACAACCGAAAAATCGTTGCTTGCCATAGCATACGCTTCTTTTGCAGAACTAATTAGCACATTTTTTTGCTCGCCAAATATCGTTGTATTTTCAAGTGTTGGAAATATTTCTGGTCCAGGATACAATGTGGTGTCTGGATACAACAAATTATCTTCATGTTCCGGTGTTGACATATCCGGAATAAATGACGCAAATATCTTCACAATCCCATGCCGATCTGCGCTCAAAATACATCTTCCGGCATTTGCTATAATTTGCAGCGCCTCTGCATGGGTAACAACTGGTAACGGATTATAAACAATAATATCTTTCAGATACGGATCAATACTGTATTTATCCTCTTCAAGTCCCGCATCCGTAAGCACATCTATTGCCAAGTCATATAGGTTTATTCCGCCCTCGTAGTATTGACCGCCATAATATGTTCCAGTTAACTTCCAATCAAACACATCAACCATTGTGAATTTAGCTTCTGTATCCGTGGCACTCCATGTTTTTAAATAAGCAACAAATTCCGGTAACCATTCAATTGTGCCGCTTCCATCCACATCATAGCCAAGCCTTGCTTTCAGCTCTTGCCCCTGTTCCAGATAAGATATGGCGCTTTCGTGGTTGCTAGGGTTATAGTATAAATTTTGGTTATCAACCGTAAGTGTCATATCCTGGCTTGGCAGCGACTCCGAAATCTCAGAAGCATATTCCTTGTAGGTAAAGTTCTTAACTTCTTTGTTTGAGAATGTATTTGAAATTCCACAAATAAATTGATATATTCTCAGTCTTCCATTGCCATTCACCATCTTCAAAGGAGTAATGATCATGTAAGTAACAGCGTCAAACGTGTCCTCTGTTACAAATATCTCTTTAGCGTTGCTGTAAGCCTTTTTACCGCCGTCATATTGCAACTCGAATAATTCTGGGTACATCTCCCCAAAATCGATTGTGACCCCCTTTATGTCTGCCACGTTGCCATCAAAAGAAATATATATGCGGTCAAGTAGCTTTGCAGTCACAATTCCATTGTTGTAATAGTCAAGATCTGCATCTTCTGGCGGAAGAAAATACATGCTGCCATCAATTTTAGAGAAATCCTGTTCGCCAGTTGCATATATGTGGGATACCGTATTAGCCTTGAACGCTTCTTCCTGGTTTGAAAAATATGCAAAATCATTATTTTTTTCTTCTGCGACCACATTATCCTGTGCAACCGAACTAATAATACCAATTCTGGCAGTAATATATGCCCGGTTCCTATACGGTTTTTTCATGGCGTTTTTATACGCTGCACTGGCTTTCTGCATTTATTATCACTCCAGTCCTGCATCAATTAAATTGAATTTGCAGTTTTCATACTTGGTTACTATATGGCTATCCGGATCTGCGAACAACGGTTTGGCTTCTCTATCTCCGGGATACATGGTTACGGTTATTGGCTTCCCAGTCCTGTAATCCTCAAATGTTACCGGAACATAAAATGGTTCAACTGCTCTCAACATCATCTGCCAGACTTCTGGTTCAAGCATGGCCCATTCAAGGTTATTCAGCTTATACAGATCTCTGCCCACTCGTTGACCTATGACGGCATTGTTAGCATTTCGTCCGGCATTAACAGTTGTTGTGATGATATAACTAAACCCAGCCTTGGGGCATGGAAAATCATAACCATTCACATTCAAGAAAGCTGTTAGACCTGATCCAGTAACCCTCGTTGTCTGTGCCATTAAGTACACCTCCATTCGTTGGCAGTAATCTTTTTATCCACCCACCCCCAAAAAAAGTAAAATCAGGGGACTTTTTCTTTTTAGATTATTACGTTAGTAATAATCTTTTTCTTTTTAATTTCTTATATTCTTTCATTCTTACATTCTTTATATTCTTACATTCTTGTTTTGTGGTCCGTCTGGTAGTTCGCTTGGTGGTTCATCCGGTAGTCCGTTAGGTGGTTCACTAGGTAGTTCACTAGGTGGTTCGTTGGGTGGTTCAATATTTTTTCAAAAAGTCCGCAAACCGTTGATTTTACTAGCTTTTTCGGCTATAAATATCAGTTCGCCAGTTGGTTCACATACCTAACACTACTTGAACACCAAAGTGAACACCAACCACACACCAAAACGATCACTCAACAATCACGTTTTTGGGTACATTTTGTCGGTTAGAATGGGCTGATTTAAAGCTCATAATCTGGATAAACAGCTTCCCAAACATCTTTATGATAAGCATTAATCGACCCATAATTAGCGTCGAAGATCTTCTTGACTTCGTACCCCATACGTTCCCCAGCCTCTTTTAGCCTTCTCCATTTGAATGTTTTCCAAGAAACATTATTCAGTGCTGCTACTCGCTTGATAGAGTACCAATCTTTGCTTGTATCAAGCTGTGCCCGTAGCTCTGCTTCCCGATCCAGGCTTTCCAAAAGCTGTGCGATAGCGTCCCGGTAAGACATCGGCATATTCATCTTATCGTCTTTCTTCTGGAAGTAATTGTCAACTAGGCGGTCATACACTTCCCACGCCTGATCCGTGTTCAGGGACTTAGCGTGAAGAAAAGCACCTTTTTCTGTCCAGAGGTAAATTGTTTTTGCATTTTTCAGACCGTCGTGATTTTCCAGACGGTTTACAAATAAGGCCTTTTCTTCGTTTTCAAGTTTTATAAAATGTTTTCCTTCTACAAAACGATCAATATTGTGGTTAAAATTGTACGAGATTGTTTTTCTGTCCGTTCCATATGCTTCTGCAATCTGCTGTGTTGTCAATACTCTCTGGCATCTGTACTCTGTTACTTTTAATCCTTCCATCCAATTATCTCCTTTTATTTTTAAGCAACAAAAACGCCCACCAGACATAGATTTTCTACATCTAGTGAGCGTGTTTCTTAAACTGTTTTTGCCGTCCTTACTCAGTTCGTCCTATCCTTTAAGCCTTGTTTTTCCCGCAACGGCTATTGGGCAAAGCTGATGGATTTGGCTAAATTTTACCCTTTTATTATACCTGTTTTGGAATGGAATATCAAGGTTTATAACGTATTTGATTACCTACCAAAATATGATCTGTCAAGCTCTTCTAACCGGTCAAGATAACTGTCTGCCAATTTTCCAAGGTCTGTGAAGTGCTCAACAAGGTCAAGTGGATGATATGGAGCATGGCCAACTTCTTTTTTGTAAATTTCATTTGCCTTGTCCAAGTCATACTCTTCGCCAATTTTTAGCATAATGTTGTAATGCAGTTGAGACAACGGAGCATTGGCATTGTTGCAAATCCTGTACATCCTCCGCTGATTTCTAGCATACCAGCTAGGATTTTTCGGTATAGGTGTATTGCTTGGCTGGCAAACTGAAGATTGCTCCAAAGTTGCTGGTTTTGCTTTTGCCCGAAAGTATGTGTTCACCAACTCTCTCTGGACTTTCCAAGATAAATCATCTGTAAAGGTTTTGACTATCATCAGATAGCCGCTTTCTGTAAGCAAATAAGTTATAAGGCTTGGATTTCCCTTAATTATTTCATTAGGGGAATATCGTTCCCCTAATTCTTTTCTTGTCATTTCAAAGTAATCCTCACCCAAAATAAAATGCTTTTTATGCTTTTGAAAAGATTTCTTTGCGGTATCTGTTTGTTTTCCGTGTACTCTGTCAATGTCTTTTAGTGTCACAACCCTCTGCCCGTTGTACTCTCTCACTGGCATTTCAGTATTTTCAATGGTAATGACTTCTTTCATTTTTTCACTCAATCGTCTGCTGGATAGTTCCATTTGTCACTCCAATAGCAAGCTCCATGCCAGTAACACCGGCATAGGTAACTGCATCGCCATAGCAATCTGTAAGGAGCATATCAAGCTCATCACAAAACTGTGCGCTCATTCTTTCTCTAACATACTCCATGACTGGGTCAAACATTTTCTCTATCTTCCACCCAATATCTTCATTGTTTCTAAGATAATTTGTAAATGATAACTCGTAAAATTTGTTCATAAAAAACCTCCTGTAAAATATTGATTTTCCACAAGAGGTATGATACATTATTAGTGCATATCCCCTTGTGGATGTGGCTTGATAAAAGTAATCGTCTCTCGCCAAAGTGACCGGTTACTTTTATTTTTTTAGTTTGGCGTAGACTTCCCTAATGCCCTCACGGATAATATCGGCTTTTGTCCTTCCGGTAGCCTTACAACAATATTCAAGAATTTCAACATCTTCATCTGACATTCGTATTCTTGTTTCATGATGTTTAGGGTCATCAGTAGGTCTGCCTGTTCTTGGCGACAACATATCAACTCCCTTCTTTTTTGGTGACACATATATAATAATATATGGTGATACATAAGTCAATACCCAAAATAAAAAAATCAGGGAAGTTTTTCGCTTCCCTGATAATTCGTACCAATATTAAACTTTCCATGTGTGACCGCAGTTCTGGCATGTGGCTCTGGTTTCAAGAATAGATTTTTCTTTTCCCTGAGTTTTTCCAACACCTACTTTATCACCTCTAAGAGTTCCAAAAAGTAATTTCCACAACCAGCCCATACACCCAAAATAATAAATAAAGTCAATAACCCAGCCAAAGCAAAGCCAATATAAACAGCCCTTTTTCCTAGGCTCTCTCATAACGATTTTCCCGGTAGATGTGCTACCAGTCTGTACATTCTGAACAAAAACATCTTCGCTTCCACATTTAGGACACTTCATAAAATCCAACCCCCTGTTTAATATTTGTGGATATTGTACCACATAAAGGGGCAAAAGAAAAGAGGCTCTGTGGCCTCTTATGCTGTCAGATATGCAATATCTGCAAATCTCTCCAATCTGTCTTTGCAGTCCTTGTAAATATCTTTATATAGCATATTCATTGACATGTCAATTCTAATTGTCTGTAAAATGATGCTTTCAACTAACGTCAGGTTATTCAGGTCGGTAACCGATGCAGCGTCCCGGTTTCCCCCAACAATTGACTTAGCCAGCTTCGTATATGTGAGATACAGTTTATCAGAATGCGTACTGCCCTGTTCTTTCGCATAATCAACAAGCATCTTGATCACATCAGTTTCTTTCAGCCGGTTTTCTTTATTGGCAAGTCTGGTGTCGTTCCACTGCTTTGACTGTTTTTCGCGAATAAATTCTCTCATTCTGATAAACTCGCTTGCCAGTCTTGCTTTGAAATTTACTACCGCGCCATCTACGCCATCATTTCTCAAAAGCGTCATCAGAAACATTGCCTGCCCCTCATTTAAAAAGTATATTTTTTCTTTTTGACCGTTTTTTGAAGGCTCCGTTTTAAACGTAACCTTTCCGATCATAGGTGTTTTTTCAAACACTTCCTCATACTTCTGTATAATTTCTCTTACATTTTTGTGCTGATTTCCAGTTCCTTCCGCAATCATCTTGCTGTTTGTAAATACATCATTCCCTTTGAGTTCAACCAATTCATACATACTGATACCGCCTTTCTTGAACTACTGCTTGTGCAGGTAGGTTATTTTGTATCAGTATTATGGACATGTACTTCATCAATGGAACTGAGCTTAAGTAAAGCTAAAACCATTTCTACTAATTCGACTATTCACACCACTAACAAGTTCTCTGCCATCAAGGCTAATAGACATATTCTTTTCAGCAGTTTCCTTGGTGTTGTCTGCAATCTGTGACAGGTACGGAGCTAAGACATCTACAACCGCTGCTTTTACTCCGGCAGTAATTCCAGCTACAATCTGCTCATTATTTGCTACTGCGGTCTTGCCATTGGAGAATTGACCAACCATTTCATTGTGATTTGCAAAAAACAGACCATCTTCTGGAAACCCACCTACAGAGTATTTCGGAATGTCAACATGAGCTATTGATCTAAAAGATACATGTGAAATGGTATCTTCTTCCATTTCTTTTGCCGCCTCATTGTAATCGCTAATCAAGTCATTCATGGATTCTGCGATTCGGGAAAGTCCAGTATTGAATACATCAATCATACCATTGACTAAATCTCCAACCTCTTTCACAATGCCCTTAAATCCGGAATAGATACCGTCCTTCATATTGGTTCCAAATGGTTCCCACTTTTCCTTTGTGAACCAGGTAGACACATTGTTGGTAAACCAATTGTTGATATTAGTGTTCCACTGGGTTTCAAATTCAGCCCATTTATCCAGAAGTGCAGTTTTGAAGTGATCGCCCTGTTCCTTCCACTTTTCAACGGTAAACCATGTTTTTACGTTAGTATTCCACCACGTATTAGTCTTTGTTTTCCACTGAGATACAAATTCATCCCACTTGGCAATAAGACCTGTTTTCATTCCGTCCGTTGTAGTTTTCCATTTTTCGGTGGTAAACCACGGAGAAACATTTGCACTAAAAAATGTTGGCATTGCTGTTCCAGACCACCATACAGCAGCTTGGTTCCATGCATTCATTAACGATGTCTCAAGATTGCCAAAAATAGGATCCAGTGCCGTAGTAGTAAAACTTGACGCAAGACCAGATACAGCAGTAGTACCAATCGTGCTAAACTGCGACTCACTAAGGGTATCAGAAATAGTATTGTATACGTCAGTAGCAAATGTGCTAATTGTATCAATACCGTTACTGCTCTCAAATGGCTTGATTAAACCATCCAGCATACCTTGCCCAATCTCTTTCCATTTGGATTCAGAGAATATGTCATAAACATCATTTATAGTACCGGAAATACCATTTTGCAGTCCTTCAATGAGATAAACACCATTCTCATCCATGACAGTAGACGGGGAATGGATACCAAGGATGTCCTTAAATTTATCAATGACACTTTGAGCTACCGTACCAACACTCTCTTTGATATTATTCCAACCGTCTTTGATACCATTAATCAAGCCTTCCATGAGGTACCCACCCATGTCAGCCATAACCGTAGACGGAGAATGGATACCAAACGCCGCCTTAAATCCGTCAATAAACGGAGTGAAAATATTATCAATTATCCATTGACCTACAGATTTTAAAGCATCTACAATACCATTGTATAATCCCTGAATAATATTTCCACCGGCAGCCTGAATGTAAGTATCAAAATATGCTATAGTCGCATTAAATCCAGCAACCAATTGATTCCATACAGCTTGTCCAACACCTGCGGCCAAGGCAAATGATGCACCAATAGCAGCGCCTAAATATGTATACGCACTGCTTACAAGACCAGCATAATCAATAGTGGTTACAATCTTAATTAATTCGTTTACTATACTAATTCCAATTTGCTGCCAGTTAACCGAAGTAATTGCATCGGCTAAAAATCCATATAACCCCTCTACAATCAGCACTGCGGAGCTCACTAATCTCTCTGCCAGGCCTTCCCAGTCAATACCTACAAGAAAATCCATGACTCCTTCGCCAAAAGCTCCCCAGTCTGTTTCGTCAAGAAGCGCAATCAAAGTATCAAGCAAACCTGTGACAACAGAACTAAGACTAGATGCGGCTCCAGACCAGCTAAAAGTTGATGCAAATGTATTTAAACTAAGCGCAAGACCACTTCCAAAATTAGTCCAGTCAAATGTTGTTGCAGCATTCTCTAATACCGTAAACGCCGCATTTAATCCATTAGCGAACATTTGTCCAAGCTCATCCCATTGAACGGAGTTGACAATCCCATTGAGGCCTTCACCGATAAATTTTCCAATAGAGTCCCAATGCGTAACATCCAAAAGAGTATTTGCAAAATCTACAGCTGTGTTGACTGCTTGTCCAATCGTAGTACCAATTGATGTTGCCAAACCTTCTGTTTCAACAAAACCATTTATGAATGTTCCGATACTAGATGCAATCTTTCTTGCAGACTCTTGGATACCGTCCCAAGGGATAGAGTCCAGTCCGTTTTTGAGCCAAGTGCCAACAGCAGAACCCAGCTCTGTAAAATCGCCAGCATTCCACATGGCTTTGATTTTATCAGCCCATTCCTTGTACTTGCTGTCAATATCTTGCGTCTCAAACATATCAGCAGCGCTTGCGCCGCCACCGCTGCCACCAGATCCGCCATTTTTGTTTTGGTCTACGACATTCAGTTCGTCAATTCCAAGCGTGTGGGTTTTAAGGTCATCCGCAGCCTTGCTAGCTCCGCCCAGGCTTTTAGCATAGTCCTGAGTTTGCTTTGTTGCTTTAATCCATGTACCGTGACCTGTAAGTGCAGAAAATAGCTGATTAACAGCATTTGCCGCATTAATACACATCTGAATGATAGTATTTAACGCCGGAGCAAGTGCATTGAGAATTGGAGCTCCTGCTGCTGCCACAGAGTTTTTCAACTGGTTCGTGGAGTTCATCAGCAATGACATGCTGGTGTTGGTTTCGTTGCTGTACTTGACCAGATTTTGCATGCCGTCTGTAAAGGCTTTTCTAAGTTTATTGACCAATGCAAATAAAGTTCTTACACCAATTGCATATCTCAGTATCGTTCCCAGGTTTTTTAATAATGAATTATGAGTACCTTTGCTTGCACCGGTAAGCCCAGAAAACGCTTTTACCAGCTTGCTTTTAATCGATGATGCTAACGCAAGCACCGGTTTTTTGATAGCTTTTAACGGAGCAGACATGCCCGCAAATGATTTTTGCGCCAGATATGCTGTTTCTTTCGCAGCTCGACCAATAAGTGGGATTTTTCCTACAACCCCTGGAATTGATTGTGCAAACGAAGCAATACCATTTTTAATTCCGCCCATAGCTTGACTGGCAACTGCTACCGATGTTTTTAATGCACTTTGGTTCGCAAGTCCAGGTGCTTGCCTAATGCTTCCGTCATCTGACTGAATTTTAATTCCAGCTGCAATTTGCGCTTGCTGGATATACTCTTTAGCAGAATTGGTAAGATATTTAAAGACATTACCATTTATGAGGTCCTTGAAAGATTTAATCATTAAATCTTTCATATTCCGAAATTCACCAGCTAAATTACGGGTTTGCTGGCTGGCGTTCTCCAAGCCCTGTACTGTTTGTTGGAACATTTCAGGGTTATTTAAGGCCTGTCCGGCCTGCGCACCATATTCACTTACAGCCTGCGTCCAGTCTCTAATCTGTGCGGCTGACTCTCCAAATGTTGCAGCCATAGCATCAGCATTGTATTGCATATCAGAAACGGCTACTTTTACTGCGTCTTGAACTTCGGTAATGTTTTCCTTGACGTTATCTCCAAAAAGCTCTGATACATCATGTACAACAAACATATCGTCAAGTTTTGGAAATTCACCATCAATCGTACCTGTAAACTCATTGGGATTTGATTTTGTAGCTGCTACTTCTTGTGCCGCAGCAGCGGCTTCAATTTCAGCTTGTCTAAGAGCCTCAAGCTGTGATTTCAGGCTTTCAATCTGGTTTTCATACTTGACAACGCTTGCTACAGCCTTCTCGTATGACTGACCGCCAGTATTTCCGGAAGCTTCTAATTCCTGCTGTTTCAGGCGTGCATTTGCTAAAGCATTAGTTAAAGAGTCTACTTTTTTTTGAATTTGCTTTTCAGTACCGGACATGGTAAATCCCTTACCAACTTCCGCATACTGCTTTCTAATCTCTTCTAATGACTTTGAAACATTCTTTGCAAGTCCAGACGTTTGATCCTTAATTTTTTTATTGATGGATGCAAGACTTTCTCCGCTATCCTGAGAAACCGCAGAGAAGCTTTTTCTAAGGTCAGATAAAGCAGAATTTTTTGTAAGCGCAGAAAGCCCTTCTGCTACCAGGCCTAATTTTTCAATAAGTTCATCAAGGCTTTCATTTGCCTCATCCGCCGTACTTTCAATTACTATCTCTAAAGAATCCACTTCTGCTCCCATTTCGCACCTCTTTTCTGTAAAATAAAAAAAGAGGGAGATAAGTGATTAAACCTATCTCCCTAAAGTTTAAAAAATTCCTACATCTTGCCTTCCTTCTGAATTTGTAAGATATAATGCGCACTCATATGGGTGCCCTGATCTTGGCTCGAAATAATACCAGTTTCCGCCTATTTCTTGCCAGCCCGTCACTGCATAGCCGTCATTGTTGAAATAATACTTATGATTGTTGATAACTTGCCAACATTTTTTGAAATATGTTGATTTCGTATCCGCATACCACCAACCAGAACTATCATGATTCCACCCAGGAGTATACTCATTGCTTTCTGCAAGAGTCCAATCCGGTCTTCCGTATCCATCAATTCTGCTATTATTAAGGTTATATGACTTTTCACATACAGCACCGCCGTTGGGTACTACTTCTGCACCACTACTGGTATTGCCTTCAATCGTATAAACCTTTCCGCCAGAAACTTTTGTAACAATTCCTGTATGGCAAATTCTTGATGAATTGCGGAAAAAAATCTGATCCCCTGGTTTTGGATCAGATTTATGGTATTGGCCCTTATTTTTGAAATACTGTGCGGATGTAGGTGTATAGGCGCTAAAACCGCCCAACAATTGTTTGGCTTTTACTAAACCAAAAGCCTGTACAAAGCACCAATCTACAAACATGTCACACCAAGCTTGACCTTGAAGTGATGGATAAATGTCCCTGGCATACTTTGTAAAATTATTGCTGCCTGCATTATCGGTTTTGCTTTCCAAAGAAGATTTTGTTTTCTTTTCAAGATAACCAACTTCTGCTTTGGCAATTTCAATTATTTTTTCAACTGCACTCATAAAGCCTCCTTTTAATCCGGTCCTTCTGGCAATCCGGACTGTCTTAATAAGTTAATTCTTTGTTTCATCTCATAAACAGCGCATTCCTCGCTAGATTCTGCATTTGTATTCTCTGAACTGCCCATAAATCTACCCATAACCGGATGTTTAGTATATTGAGACCTTGATTTTTTGCCCGCCAAATTGCGCTCTATAGCAGTTCCAACAGCAGATAAGCCATAAGCTCCCCACTGCATCCAAGCCTCAGTATCCCTTTGTTTGCGTTCAAGAATATATGCATCCGCATACGGTTGCAAGTCCGTTGGACATGAGCTATCTATTTCCGGTACTGTTAATCCATAACCTTTAGACACCATTAGCCAATACGGCCTGATTTCTTTGCAGTACGTCTGCCAAGTTAATTCTCTTTGTTCTCCGGAGGTTCCGGCGCCGCCTGAGGCTCCTTCATTTTCTTTGATTTGAACATTTTGGATAAAAAACCATTATCAAAAAGCTCCTTCTGTAAAACCGCAAACAAAGCCTGAATATCTCCATCTTCTCCGTCAAAGTAATCATCAAGAAGGCCATACATCTCTTCCAGACGCGCATTTTTCTGCTCTAAGTTTTGAGGATCATAACCATATTCGTTTTTATGGTATTTTTGTAAACCAACTAAAAGCATTTCTGGCACAAACAATAAAATCTTTTCCACAGTTTCTATGTCTTCAGAAACCTTATCTATATTCATCAGTTCGCGAATAATGCCAGACTTGATTGTAGCTTCGTAACCATATTTAATTTTTAGCTCTTTATCTCCAAATTTAAGTGTTGTCATTTTAAGTCCTTTCCCTTATATCAATGTGTAAGAAAAGGGAGGTAAAATACCTCCCGTAATTTTTAGCCGCTTTCGCCATCCTCATTGCTTTACTCTGGATAAAGATTAGTTTCCGGCAGCAAAGTATCAGAAGGATACAAAGGATGGCTTATCCTTTTTTTGTTAAAGTAATAGATGTTGGATATCCATTGGCATCCTCGACGACTTCTACGTCGTAATCATCCTCGATCCACTTCGGAACAGTCTGAACAGATACCGTTGCTGTACCGGTCAGATGATCATCTGATGCCTCACCTGGTGCAAATGACTCTTGACCAATAAATGCACAAATGCCTTCAGAACCTTTACCATCAGTTCCGTAAAGGATAATGAAATCAAGCTTCTGTCCTTCGTTTGCTACCATTTCATCTTTGTACTTCTTTTCAAAAGCACCTTCTACTTCCATAGATCCAGCAGATCTTCTACCCATTTCCTGTGTTTCTACAAGATCTTCAAGGGTAGATGTATCTACCATATTCTGAGATCCGAATGGAGAAGGAATGCTTTTCGCTTTCATCAGAAGTTTATAAGTTCCTGCCCAATATTCTCCTGATGTCGGATTGGAATTAATAGTTTTATAAGCAATCCTACTTTTTAAACCTGTAGCCATGCCAATTACCTCCTAAATTTTTGTAAAAAAATAAGAGCCATACGCTCTTTATGTGTTACAATATGTCATTTGCACTTATAATGCGTCGCACTCTCATAGTGCTTCTGTACGTTTCGCCGGTCCCATCAAATTCCGGCATCGCCGTTACTTTAAAGCATAGTCGTTTAAATTCATCAGCCACTATCGCCATGACCTTATTGGCATCGTTCTGACTTGTATTGGTAATCACATCAATCTGGAATGTTTCCTGCACTGCGTTTATGGAGAAACCTTCAAGGTCTGATGCTTTTTCAACTCCTGGAAGCTCATGGATATAGACCGTTGGGAATACTGCTTTAGAAGTGTTTTTTTCAATGTCAGTAATATAGACACTAGGATACTTAGATTTCAGCTTTTCATAGGCCCTTGATTTTACAATAGAAAATATCTTCTTTTCTAAATCATAGGCCCACTGATTTACGCTAATCACTTTCCAAACACCTCCCTAGCCGTTTCAACAATCTTATCCATGAGTTCATTCGCTGTATTGTACATGAATGGTCTGCTTGGCATACCTTTTGTGATATGAATCTTTCCGTCCTTGCCAACATAGCTCCAATAATACTCACCAGCCTTAACAAACGTGCTGCCATGAATTACAATGTCATTTAATGCCTGGCGAATAGTTTTACCTGTATTGTATGACCATGAGATACCTTCCGGAAATCCATACGGATATGGGGACTGCTGTCCTACTTGGCCTGTACCAAATTCTACGAACAACGCATGATCTGTCCCAGCCACAACAGCCCATACGCCGTTTCCTTTGTCTTCAGAGTGAATACTATTAAGCAGTTCACTGGTAAATACCGCATCAAGGTCAACAATCTCTGCTCTGGCAATCTCTACGCCCTTTTCAGCCAGCCTTTGACTAAGCAGGTTGCATTTATCCTTTAATTCTTTTTTGTAAGCTTCTAAGGCGTTTATAGCCTGTCTAATAGACTTTTTAGAAAGACTAAATTTAATTTCATGCCTTGTCATTATTTCACTACTTTTTGCAGAAGAAATAGGTCTACAGTTAAACCTTCATCCGCAACACCTTTTACGATATAATCCGCTGATAATGGGTCTGTATTTCCGTCAGAGTCATTTAAAACTCCAGAACGTTTCCAGACCACATCTCCGGCTTTTAACGGTAAATAGCCTTTATCTGTCACAATTTGGACATACGTAGATGAGTCATCAATACCAAATTCCTTTACCAGAACTTCGCTTAACTTATTGCTAATATTCGCAAAAAATTCTACCGGCTTAGAAAATCCTACCTTTTCATCAGCAATGATCGGTATTTTGTTTCCTTCACTGTCCACGTAGTATTTAATGCTTCCGTCATCTTCTTTTTCATATATAGTGATACGCTGTCCCTGACGGGAATACTGCATTTTTTGTTTGTTGATATCAAGCATCTTTTTTTACCTGCTTATAAATCTGGTTTACGCCGGTGCTTGCAAGACCGCTTACAATTCCAACTGCAACAGCTGTCATAATGTCTGTTGCCGGGAAATCTGGAATGACGTACATTCCAGCAGCGCCAAGTGCGCCACCAACAGCACCAACAATTACCGGAATGTAATTGTCTTTAACTCCATCAATGGTCTTTGCTCCAAGACCAACCAAATAGCAGATAATCACAATCGCTAATGATGTTCCGACTTGTGTAATATCCATCAGTCTTTGCCTCCTTTTTTAAAGTGCAATTCTTGAATTTCTTTATACATTTTTGTAATCATTCCATTTCCACCCAAAGCATGATAAGCGTCATACATTTCGGAAAAATTATCATAAGCATATGAAGGAATTTCTCCCTCTTTCATATACTTGCTGTGATACTCAATTAACTGCACGCGCAGCAAAAGCATGGTACCTTTGCTGTTTGCATCTCTGTCTTTCTTTTGCTGTTGCAAAAGCCAAACAATGTACCCCAAAATCACTGGCAATGCCAATGTATATGTCTGTAGTAATATTTCTTTCATTTCTTAGCTCCTGCTGCTGTAAAAATCGCACACCGCCCACCGCCACCATAAAGTGTGCCCCTGCTACGTCTTGTTGATCCCAGCAAAACGTAACGCGCAATCTTCTAAACTCCTCGAAATCAAAGAGTTATAAAACCTTTATAAACGGATATACCCCAGCCAGAAGGCTATCACGATCTTTCCAGTTCCTGCTTACTCCGTTCTCTGTATAAGATGCCATATAGGCCTCACCAGCCTGTGATCTGTCATAGATAGCCAAATTTACAATAACACTTTCATATTTCTTCATGTCATTTTCGATTTGCTCATTTGTATAACTCTCCGGGTACATCCGCCGGTTCATGACTTCATCCGTTGCCTGAGCAATCAGCTGTTCCAATAATGGATTTTCCTCTTTATGGTCAAACACAGCAATGTCAGCTCCGGAGCTATCATCGATATGAAATTGTTTCAGCCGGATTTTTACCTGCTCCAATACCGTATATGCCATAAAGCCTCCTAAAGTCCAAACAAGTTGATAAAATACTCTTTCAATGCTGATCCTGTCATAGATTCATATCCTACAACTTCATTTTCAGCAGCGAGAGACTTTAAATCGTCAGTACTCATTCTGTTAATTTCAGTTTTGGTAAACGCTTTGCCATCAAAAGGTAACGAAGCGGTTTTTACCGCTTCATCAATTTTTTCACCTGCGTGATACCATTTTCCATTGCGTTTTACTGTGTATTCCGCAACCATTCAGGCACCTCCTACGCAACTTTCATAACAACAACGCTGTCCATTCCTTCAAAAGTCGGCAGACCAATCATAGATACTACGCAGTGAGTATTGATTGGATGATTGGTAGCATAGGTATATACAGCAACTCCAGTTTCTACAATAGAAAGGTTGCCATCAGTAAGGCTTCCGCTTCTTTCTTCAGGTGTTCTGCCAAATACATAATCTCCAAGGTACACGCCGCCGGAAGTAGCAGAAATAATTCCTGTAGGGATAAAATATTTGGTCTGTCCGTCAGTTGGGTCAACATAAAGCTTATCGTAAACCTCAATCTCAATGCCATATCCTCTTAAATATTCGGCAACCTGAGACTGCTGTAAACGAATTCCGCCGTTATATGCGGTAATTCCAAGTACTTGCTTTTTGGTGTCCTCTGCCTTTAATACCATTTCCCAAGTTTCAGTGTTCATGGTAAATCTGGTCAAAGAATATCCAGTTTTTTTAGCAAAGTTTCTTCTTTCTTCAATCAGATCATCTAATGGTGTAGCTGTCGCAGATGCGGACCATTTATCTGAGGAGCTTCCAGAAATATCCACAAAGTGATCCTTCTTATGCTCGGTGCCATCATCTTCCGTATAGCCAATATCGTATGTTTTAGATCCAATATTGACAGTTACTTTAGGGACACCATCAGAAGGAGCAAGTAACTGCCAGATTTGCCTTTCTGGAACAACTCTAGCCCCTTCAATTAACATCATCGGCTTCTTGCTGATTTCTCTAAGAACCTGATTTGCCATGCTTGAGTTTTCTGCTGACTGATAATTTGCATAATCCTGTTCTTCTTTTTCAGTCACCATATAAGACTCTCTGTAAAATGGCATGCTATTCTGAATGTCTGAAAATCCGCCAACATCTCTTAACTCTGCCTGTGCATCAAAATTGGATGCTTTAAGAGATACAGGAAGACCACTTTTCCCTTTAATAAATCTTAAATCCAGGCTATCTTGTTTTCTGGTTCCGAATTTCTGCCGTCCAAGGTACGGTGCTGCACCAAGAGTTTTTTCATAATTATTCCACATTACTCCCAGACTTCTGGCAGTAAAGGCTTCTGCTAAAGGTAATGCCATATTTTATTTCCTCCTTCCGATTAGATACTTGCGATTTTTGGCGCGCCGTAAAAAGTAACTCTTGGTGTCGCTTTTCTCGCAGCGTCTGAAATCGTCAGGCTCTTAACTTTCTTCCAGTCAACTGTTCCCTGGTAAACGTATGTACCCGGTGCATCGCCCTGAGTTACATCGACATCTTCTAAAAGGTATCCAAGACACTCATCGTCATTGGACGGCCATGGTGTGCCCGCCGGAACAATCTTGTTCCCATTCGCATCTGCGCTAGATACTGCGGACTGCGGTACCAGACATGCAGCTCCTTCATACGGGAAGAACTTCAAGATGCCCTTACTTTGCCCAAAATTCCTAATAATAGGTTTTCCCATGATTATTTCCTCCTTAAATCACATAATGGTTTTGTGCTTCTTGAGAAGCAGCCTTATTTCCAAAGCAAATTGTTTCTGCATTGGCTACATCAGGAGTTTTTTCTCCATCTTTATTGCCACCAGTGCTTCCTCCAGGAATAGCTTGGTTTTTAGCGATTTCCTGTTCTTTTGCCTGTGCAGCAGCTATTTCTTTGTCAGACATAATTTTTCCAAGCTCAACACAATCAAAACTTCCATCATCTTTCACAACCGCTTTGGCCTGTTCAGCAGTAATCTTGAAATTGGTCATTGCAACCTCTCTCTGGTCTCTAATGGCATTGTTCTTCTGTAGGTCGGCAATAGTCTTGTTTGCCGCTTCCAGAGCCTTGTTGACTTTTTCAACCTCAGAAAGATTACCTGCCTCCAAGTCATCAATTCTTTTCTGAAGATCAGCCGCTTTGTCCGCATCAGCCTTGTAAGTCTTTGCTTTTTCTTTTTCCCTAGCGACTTCGCTGTTGTTTTGATTTAACAGGTTTGTAATCTGATCATCGGTTGCATCCGGAAAAAGTTTTAAAATCTGTTCTCTTGTCATAAAAAATTACCTCCATTACTCACGCTTTTGTTTCCGCAGGTCGCTCCTGCTGAGTTTCCTATTTACCGCATAGGTGCAAATTTTTATAAGAAAAAAGCAACCCTAAAAAGGTTGCTTAATCTTTCGTGTATCTTAAAGAGCATCGACAATTAATAATTTCCTCCGGGAAAGCATCTGCCCCTAAAGAAGTGTCTCTTGGAAACATCATTTGTGTTTTTCCAACGTCAAAATGCTCAAAAATACCTATTTTCTGTTCATCTAATCTGATATGTGTGTGCCGAACACGACCATCTTTCATCGTGCACCAAGTCTTGAACCGGTATCCCTGTTTTACCATTTCTACCTGTTCCCGATAGTTTCCAACAGAATTAGCTTCATTGGCTGCCAGAAGCATTGCTCTGTCTTTCGACAAGTAATACTCGCTGTCGATATTATTCAATGTGGTGTCAACAATCGACTTTGTTGCCCGTGCAGCGTATTCCGTAATATATGCCGGAGTTTCTTTTATATCCATATACTTTGTGGCTATCTGGCAATATTTATCATCAATGTACTGGTAACAGCTGTCTGCATTTTCATCTTCTTGTACTGCCATTGCAAACAGAAGTAAAAATGCATCCTCAAACTTGTGAGCAAGTTGAATGCGGTCTTTTTTTTCTTTTTCAGAAAGTTCCATTTCTCCAAAATATTGCTCATATGAAGCTATATTCAATTCATCATTTTTAGTTATTGCCATATTTGCCCCATAAAAAAGGCTACTACCGATTATCTCAGTAATAGTCCTAAATAATTGAGTTCTTTTTGAACCACCATCTTAATCCTATCTTTTTTAAATTTGTACCACTCGCAACTTTTCCAGCTGGTAAAATATCATTTCCAGGATACAATATGTCAGTCGGATACAGACCTTCAGAAACAATTTGCTCTTTAAGAAACAATTTATTTACGAGCATATCGTTCAAAATTCCAACCATAACTACTCTCCTTGTGGATACCATGTTTTTGAACTAGACTCATAAACATAAACTGTGCTAGTGTCTGCTGCAAGAGCTGCACTGCCACTTGAAAGGTCGTCATAAGTTGGGAGTTTGCTTAAGTCCTTGCTTGCAAACACATAATTTCTGACATTTCCATTTGTTTGAATGCAAGTTATGCTTCCTAAATCAGGCACATCTTGTCCTGGTTTGTAAACTTGGCCATCTTGCGTTACGGTATGATCATATTTCATTTTGCAGCACCTCCCGCTTTATTTAATTTTGTCGCAATTTCTTGAGCTTTTCTTTCCTGTTCTTCTACATCTTCAATGGTTTTCCACAAATTATCTAAATAGGATTTAGACAGAAGAAATGTCTTTTCTGCATCTCCCCAAAGACCTACCGTTTTAATTGCTACAAGTGGGTGGATGCCACATTGGAGAAGTTGGAGCAACGTCTGTGATTTTGTATACATATTATCCTGAGGACTATGATTAATCTGTACATCAAAGTCTCTAACAGAAAGTTTTAAATCGTGCCCTGCTAAACGGAGAATATTAAGCGCAACTACCGCTAAACGTTTTTCGGAAGATTTTACAATTGGGTCCTTTAGCTTTGCTCTTGTCTTAGAAAAATCCCACCCATTACGGAGTTGGACAGCCCCTTGTGTATCACCACCAGTATTACTTTGTTTTGTCGGAATAGCTAATATAGACAAAGCATTATCCCACATATCATCTTTCGCAACCTGACATTGTGTTTGGTTGAGCTCCTGCGTCATTATCTCAACATCAGATTTGTTATCCTTGTTGGTTGATGTAACAACCAATGCATGGCTTTCCTTCATCTTCGCAAATGTTTCTTCATCAATCTGACAATTGACAAATTTCACAAAGTATTCTACAAATTGCTGTATTCCATCTACACGGTTAGACTGCATATTATTAATTGCATCTAGCATAGATGACACCAATTCGATGTCCGAAATGCGTTCGTGGTTATTTGGATATTCAACAATTGGGATTTCTCCGTATGTATGGAGTTTCGCCTCTAATACTTTGCTATCAACAATTTTGTAAGACATTGTGTCCGAAAACGCCATTTTGTAAAATCTTCCATTTTCATCTTTCAATTCTTGCACAGCCAGCAAAGGTTCTTCTGTGCTTCGGTTATAGATAACAAATGTATTCATCGGTGACGGTGCAACAATCCTAAACGGTACGTCCCCTTTTTTGGGCTGTATAGCTTTAAAAGAAGTTCCAGTTGCTGACTGCCACTCACCAGACTTGATGTCTTTTTCCTGTTTGTTGGCATCTGACATATAATCATTAAGTTCATCAACAGCTTTATTAATAGCTTTATCATCTTTCCTACTAATAAACTGTATTGGTTCTCCATATGTCTGTCCAACTTTAAATTGGACTATTTCGTATGCATGGTTTTCAACAACCTTATTCAAAATATCTTCGTTGGACAGCTTTGTTCTGTAAAGCACCGGTTGATCTCCTTTGTAGTAATTCCAAAGGTATCTAATTGCTGTTCTGTTGTAGTTAAAGATCCCAATGCAATTTGCGATAACGTCCACTACGTTATTTACAGTAATGACATCTGTATCTGTATATGCTATTTTTCTTCCATATCGGCCTTTGACAAGTTCTTGAAAGCTAACCATATTCCTGTTTAAATTCATCATTAACCACCTTTAATACGCATTGTCTCTAATCTCCGATCGCTGCCATAAGTTGAGCTGCTTGGTTGATGTTTTTAACACAATCCATATCATCTGCTTCTTCTGGAGTCACATATTGCATCAATAATAAGAAAAGACTATTAATGGCTTTTGATTGTAAATCTATGATTGCCTGTTGCGTAGCAAACATTTCTACTGTATTCATAAAATTTTGTCAAGTTAACGAATCCACCACTTCGCTAACTACCTCTCTAAGATTAAAAAGTTTTGGAACCTGTTCTTTTGTATATGCTCCGCTGAGTACCAGGCTCACCCATGTTTTTACCAGTGCACTGTCTTTTGTGAATACCATAAATTACATCTCCTCATTTTCTGCTTTATCCAAAATTTTCCAAACAATTTCACGTAAATTGCTCAGATTAGGAACATCATTTTTAGAATAAATATTTTCTCGTACAAGTCTTACCCATGTTTTTACTAATGGGCTGTGTTCATCAAACATAAACGTATGTCTCCTATTCAGTTGATTGAGGCACCATTGTTGCAAGCACAATGGTCAATTCAGCAATCGCCATATCGCTGTCTGTTCTAGCCTGTTTTAATTTTTCTTCGAGCTCAGCAATCTTCTTTTCTTGCTGTTCTTCTTTTGTCATAGGAATATCAGGCATCCAAGTTTGTCCTTGCGCCCAATAGGTATCAGGATCAGCTTCAATTTGCCCTTGTGTATCTTTTGTCCTAAAAAAGACTTCATCATATACATATTCCATGCCACCAGATAAGTTTTCGTCATCAGAAAGGTAAGGTGCTTGGACAATATTTTTTCTCATCCATACATCCGCCATTCCATCCGGTCGTGCTGAATATTGTATTTCCTTTGGAATTTCTGCAGCGTGTGCTGTTGTAATCATCCCATTGTCTCCTTTCTTCATTTATTAGGTTCTGAATTTTCCTATCAAAATCTGATATTACTTTTTCCGCAAAATGCAATACTCTGAAAAGTCTCAGCCTTTTTGATACGTTTTTAGAGTCGCTGTTATCAAACTTGCCTTTAAAAGACATCAGTCTGCGGGCTTCTTTTAGCCCCAATTCTTTTCCTCTGGCTATCTTTGCCCTGGCTCTTAGAATTCCTCTTCTATGCCGCCTAAAAGTCCTGCGGCGTATGGTCATATGATCGCAATACACTCTATAACCCATCATATCTATATCTCTGCCATGACACTTGCCGTCTGGTCCGATGTAATCCGTAACTTCTATTCGCCAATTTGGCTTGATCGCAAGTCCTAAGGATCTATGCAATTCTTCCGTCAGTAGCTCCATAGCCTTCTTCAAATCACGCTCTGATGCTCCCAAAAGCAAAATATCATCCATAAACCAAATCTGATGATAGGCTAAACGAGTGCGGACTACATCTCCACTTTTCTTCCTACGGGCCTTATACAGCCTCTCGCTTATGTAGTGATACGCATGCGACAAATAGTAGTTACAGGCAAACTGTGAAAAATATGAGCCGATCGACAGCCCTTCCGGGAATGAGTCAATCAGTTCACAAATCAACCATAGCAGTTTGGGATTTTTAACATCTCTGGCAAATCTTGCCTTTATGCGGTCCTGAGGTATGGAAGGATAACACTTGCGTATATCTCCTTTCACCCAGTAACGGCAATGCTTTGGATCCAACTGGATCCACTTCTGTATCTGCCTTGCACCTTTCTCCTGGCCACGGCCTGGTATAGATGCCATTTGATACGGTCCGATTTTAGCCATAAACATTTCTTTGCAGGCTTCCACAGCGACATAATCAAAAATTTGATGTATGGGCTTCTGGATACCGATCCGGCGCCATTTTCCACATACATCATCGTACTTATCTTTAAACTCAATTTCTGGCAGATCAAGTTTTTCATCAATCAGCCGTTTTTGTACATCGTCCGCTATCTTCTCGATGCAATCGGGCAACCAATCTGTTACTCCAATCCTCATCATCTTGCAGACTTGACGGTAGGTAAGACTTGTATATCTGGATAAAAAGTGCTGCACATCCGCACGGCCTTTCTTTCCGTCCAGCCATAGGTATATGCAGCGCTCTATAAATCCTATATCTATAATATCGACGCATTTATAACGTCTCATAGCAGTCCTTTCTGATCTCAAGGGCTTTCGGTGTGACTACTAACCCCCTGGCATGTCCTCCGCCATGCCGCCGTAGCTGCTTTTCCACAGTTCCGGTGCCGTCTCGATCAATTTTAGGGATTGCTCCCAAGGCTGCCTAAGCAGGCCGGTTGCACGACGCTGCAAAGTGCAAAACAACTTTTTCAACATTGTTTTATCAGAAAAACGAGAGCAGTAGTTCCACCTGCCCCTGTCCAGGGTGTTGTTCAGATTCGAGCACCGGAGGCCAGCATTCGACCTATCGTTCAGATTGCCGCCCCAGAGCGGGGAAAAACCACAAAGCGCACCTTGCAGCCCTTTATCTTTAGTATTTTATTTTTTTAATTAAGGGGCGCTCCCCTCTCCGCTACGCGGTTCACCCCCTAAGCGGCTACGCCGCGACGGAGAGAGGAAAGGCGAGAGCAGTAGTGCCACCCGCCCCCGCCCAGGGAGTTGAACAGAATCGAGCACCGGAGGCCAGCAGCCGACCAAGCGCCCAGAGAGCCGCCCCAGAGGAACTCTCTCAGCGAGGTAGTTCGTTTTCCGGTATGCAGTCCATCGCAAAAACCTGTTGTGGATGATCCCGTAGCTTCAATTGGTAACTGCAAAAACGGATATCTTGGATCATATCCTTCTTTTGATATATACTTCCAACTGTCATTTGTGTCCGGGATCGTAATATCAAGCTTTACATAATCATCAGTCAACTTGTTATTTGCAATCTTTCGATTGTCATTCACGATGTAAGGCGTCTGACTGCATGTATCGGCATCAGAGTCATATACACTAGATAAGATAATGTCTGAAATAGTGGTATATGCGCCATGAGACAACTCAACTCCTGACAGTACAAATGGTTCTTTTCCCGATGTGCAATTACTTGGTGATCCGTCCGGTCCTAAAACATCGTCACAATCCCCTGACCACCAATGCATCGTTGACAGATATACCGGAGATGTCAGAGTATCGTTCAGCGCAACTGTATCCGTGCTAAATGCCGTCGGTGCATCTACATACACCGCGCTGTTGTTATCATCATAATCCTCAATCTTGAGAATCTTCACATCGTCCGCATACTTATGCACGTTATCGTTTCCTCGATCAGTATTCACCGTTCCATTCTGGATAAATCCATATCCGATTGATGCATAGGAGCCGACAACAAGATTTTTCGCATTATTCTTTGATATAATAATTCTTTTTACATCATTTTCAATTACAGTAGCAGGATACTGATAAGAGTAACCCGTACATCCAGTCATAGTGACCTGAGAGTTTCTGTTGGCAAACTTCATATCCATCATCCACTGCGCCCACGCTACGTCTGTAGATGTCATACCACAGTACTGAGTACCCTTCTTTGCAAACATGCTGATCTGCCCGTTGTGGGATACGTCTCTAATTAGTTTCTTACCAGAAATAGATGATACAATGTTTTCGTCATTGTAAACACCCGGATACTTAGCCACAAAGTAGAATGATCTGTATGTACCATCCTGCCTTACAGCTCCATCCCAAGGCTTCATGCCATCAAGCTGATGATCTGCAAAATCCCAGCTATCTTCCATATCATTGTAAATGCGCTTATAAAACGGGGTCAGGAACGCCATGTAGACATCTCCGTTGCTGCCGTCCCTAGAAAATTCTGGCGATCCTTTTACAGCTGTGATATGCGGTTCTCCGTCTTCATCAACATAGCCGTTGACTTCGATACCGTTAAACATCAAGTCTGTAACCGGCTTGTCCGCCAAATCATTTCTTCCCTTTGTGGTAGCTGTAGAAGTCTGCACTACAACGTCCGCATTATCTCCGGTCTTGGTACCGAGCGGGGACTGAGAAGAGGCAAACTGTGGGAAGGTTACACCGCCATGCCAGCCGGTACGATGCAGGTCAAACCACTGACTCCAGGTTATAGCGTCTTCTTTATCAGCCTTTTTATCATTAAGAGTAGTAATTCCCCTCACTAAGTCTCCCATACCCTCAGGTAAGGCATCCGTTCCGACTTTTTTATTTACCCCATACAAGGCAGCCATGCTCGGGATTTTATTTGCATCGTCAGCAATCTCGTCTTTTACCGCATCTATAATTGCTTTGACGCCATCGGCAGCACTTTTGATACCTGCCTCCATGTGATTAAGTCTGTCAGCATTTATAGGTGTTGTTTTATCCGGAGCATTTTTCCAGGATTGCTCGCTATAATCTTTTACATTGTCCAGTTTCATTTTGTCTCCTTACTAATAATTAAATGTTATTCCAGAAGAGCAGTTCCGAGACGGAATAGGTTCGAGTTTTGCTTCATCAGAATCAACATAATACACAACTCGTTTCCAGCATTTGCGGCACTTTAGCACAATAACATTTATTGTAGATTTTCCATCCCATCGGCCAACACGTCTGCCGCAGCGAGGGCAATATATTGTTTTAGGTTCAGATTTCATAAAATTCTCTCATTTCTGCAAAAGAAAAACGCTATCGTTTCGATAGCGCCTCTCAGGGGATTGGATAGTTTGGATTTTTTCAAGTATATTTTATAACATTGTTTTTTCGAAAGATAGATACTAAGTAGGGACATTTGGGGACATTTTGTCCTGAATATATTCTTTCCCATACATTTTCTCAAACAGATTTAATGCACTATACAAGATACGCTTTGTTTGTTTAAGTGAATACACGCCTTCCAAATGAATGGCTTTAATTTCTACTCCAAGGATATATTTCTGGGCAAGCACATCGTACATATTCATGTCTGGAATGCTCTCAATCTGCTGCACGATTTTTTTCCGCTTATCAATACTGTCATTGACTTCACGCTCCATATCCACTATTTTGCTCACATAAGAGCAAATTTTATCCGGGTCCTTAGTAGTTTGAACACGATCCGTATTGCTCGACATAGGGGCAGTTCCGCAAATAATTTCTCTGAGGTTTGCAATTTCTCTGATTTTATTCTCAACCATGCGGTCATATCTGCGGACCTGTGATAAATATTCCTTAGTTTCCATTATCTCAACCTCCTAAATGGATTTACTGCTGCTTCTACTTTTGCTACTCTATTTCCCTGGGTAACTCTTAATGCGAAGTTTGAAAATACATCCGGAACGTCATCCAATTGCTTTTTTCCAGATACCGAATACTGCTTTAATAGCGACATCATTATGCCATACGGCTCATTTGGCCTGTAAAGAGACTGGTCCTTAAAAATAACATGCTGCAAGATCCAGCTTGAACATTGAAAAATCCTAGCTTCCTTATTGGTTTCTGTTGGAATGTCGGTAATATTGCATATCCAGCCTTTAGCCTCTACGCGCTTATTAACTTCCATTGCTACTCGATCACCACCGGCATTTCGCTCAAACTCGCATTCCTGTACCTCATTATTTACCAGGATGTTTGCAGCATTCTCATACTGCATTTCGTAATCGGCAGTATTGTCGCACACAGCATCTACACAATAGTAATCTTCACCATATTTCTGAAGAACCGGAAGAACAAAAAAGTCAGTTCCTTTTCCCTTCGTATCGCATTCTGCTGTGATAATTTCCGGTGTACCATGCGGTAGATTAAGATACCTACGAATTTTGTCATCCGGAAACAAGAGGCCTTCACGCTCAATAGGTTGCTGTTTATACAGGCACTTATACGAAATTTCATCCATTAAAAGCTGCTGGTCCGCAAAGAAATCTACCGTAAATCCTGAGAACTCATAGTCAAAATTGCTTTCGCCAGTAACCGGGTCTATATCCGGGACCGCAATAACTTTTACTCTTGGATTTCCAGCGTACATATTTTGGATACGACCAATAACATCATGGACACTCCAACGTGTGGCAATATGGATTTCCTTGCAATTATGTCCGTCTGTATCCTGTATTTTTCTTTGGCGGGCATCTACAGCGTATTTATTCCATAGTTTTTCAAGGATAGCCGGATTTAAAGCCTCTTCGATACCGCCGATCATATCATCTACCAGAAGAAATTTTGATGCACGGACCTTACCAGCATTCTTACTTCCTACAGATGTACATTGGACAGACGGGAACGGCTTATATTTTCCCACGTTGAACTGCTCAACTTTTGCATTAGTACTTGTAACATACAAGTCTGGAAAAATCTCATTCCATGCGTATTCATCAGAATTGGTTACAATATCGTACATGCCGTCGTAATACATTCTGGTAATGTCACCGCTATGTGAATAGAATAAGTTAAAATCTTTTGGATACCAACCAATTACCGCTGCATTAAAGAATTTTTCGATTGTGGTCTTTCCAGCGCCAGGGATAAGGCTAATACACAAAATATCGTATTTATCATCAATCATGCCTTGCAGCGCATCAATTAGACCTATTTTTAAAAATTGCTTACGCCTAGGCATGTAAAATCGTTCCCGTGGCTCTCTCTTCTTTTCGATGTACCGAAAAAAGCTATCAACATTTTTATTTCTGGCTTCAAGTAACAATACTGAATAAAACTTTTCGATTAGGTCCAACACTGTCTTATTTGTGGTTTTACTGGAAAATGCATATTTTTCCAGGTCCCAGATTGTACCACCAGTTTGAGCCACACAGTAAGCTTCTATAAGCTCTTTGGCACGGTTCGTAAGCTGCAAACCATAGCTTATATCATTTTCATCATTTACAGCCACGTCACAAGCCTTTGCGTAGGCTTCAACTACAGATATGTCTATTCCATGCAGCTGTATGTATTTTTCATATTCTTGGATTTTTTGTCTTAGATATTCAGATGCCAATAGAAAAGCACCTCCACTTAAAAAGCAAAGGTGCTATTAGACCTCTGCCTATAATTTTTTAGGTTACCGGCTAACTCTGTTCATTAGCCGGTAATTACTTTAATTTAATTGTTTAATAGCGTTTTCACAAAACCTTATATGGCTTTTACATAGTTCAATTCTCGTTTTGTTATCAACAATAACTCCGTCAAAACACTCTGCATATGCTTTTATTTTTTCTCTAGTCATTTCGATTTCTGCCAAAAACCACTCTTTCGATTTAGAGTAATTATTGCAAAGTTTCAATTCATCGCATATGCATTTTGTGATATCACAAAATGGTTGCGGGTGTTCTACTCTGCTCAAAGCATCTTCAAAAGTGCATTTTTCTTTGTAGTCCATAATAATGCCAACAGCTTCATATTTTCCAAGATTAACTCCCAAAAACCTATCAGAAACTGTATTCCATATTGCATATAAATTATCTACATCGTCCTGAAGAGCAACAATCAACATACTATTCCTTTCTTTTTTGCCCGGCTGCCGTCGCAATCTACAACATCTCTTTTGACCAGATTGGTATTTTACCGCAATGGTGCGTGGGTGCAATGAATTTTCCCACCTCGGGCAAACATAGCATACAAAAATAGACCATCTGTGATTTGAACCCAGGACAAACCGCTTATGAGGCGGTCGCTCTAGCCACTGAGATAACGGTCCATAGCGGTTTCCAGTTTTTGAGCAATGTTTAATTATCGCAAACAGCCGCTAGCATAACCGCTTACTATATACATTGCTCTAAATCCCGGCATTGTCATTCTTGCTGAGGCTTACCGCCGCGCTCAGATTAGTTGGGAGCGACCCAACAACATGAGGAAGGGAGGAATTGAACCTCCAATGTTTACCGCAAGGGAACTGATTTACAGTCAGCTGCAACACCGCCAATCGTTGCCGCTTCCCCAAACTGCATATGCCCCGTGAAAGCATTCTAGGTGATATGCAAGCACCTGACAGCCTTGTGCGTGACTACCGAACGGATTTTAATGTCTTTTCTGACATGAGGGTTGTCGTACAATAGGAAAGAAGGTGGCTGCCTATAACAGTTACGTAATGCGCAGGTTGATTTTCACGAACCCCACCGGACCTTGTGACGATCCTTTAATCAGCTTTCCGCTAGTGGGTCAGGGAGGATACCTATATGAAAACCATACAAGTATTGGGGCCAATGCACACCCCAGCTAGGCTACCGGGATTTGAACCCGGGCATCCAGGTGTCAAAGACCTGTGTCTTCACCGCTTGACTATAGCCCATTGTTTTTGCGCCGTTCTTCATGGCGCATCTGACATCGGAACATCTGAGAAACATTTTCTCTTTCCCGACCTATTCCGTGCCCTTGCCTACATAATTCGCAAGTAAGAATTTGACCACAATATTGACACTCATCTTTGATTTCTTTGTTTGCGATTTTAATCATTGCTTTTACCTTACTGTTCAAGCTCACTTTGAAGAGAAATCATTTTATCCATATACCGATCAGCCTTTGCCAGATCCTCTTCTCTGGATCCTTTTGATCCAGCTCTGTATCTATATTTCCAAACATTAAGTTTGCAAAATGTAATGACTGCTTCCTTACCAAAAACAGCCGCCATTTCATCCCAACACTCATGTTTTCTGTTTGTATAATGTTCCGGGTGTTTGATTACATCATTTTCCATCAAATATCACCCTCTTTTCTATGCAAAGATCTGTCCGCCTCAAAACCATTCGGGTATCGTTCCCAGAGCTTGCGGTTATTTGTAATGGCAACGTTTTCTAATGTTGTCCCCAGAGCTTCAGCAATCAGGGCTAAATAATATAGCACGTCACCACACTCTTCGATGTAGTGATCCCTGTCATGCGGATGACCTTGGAATAATTCCTTTTTTATCAGATCTGCAAGTTCACCTGATTCACCGGCCGCCCCTAAAATACCATTTAGGAGCATATTTTCCTTTGTGGCCGCTGTCACCCCGCTTGCAGTGCGCAGGCAACCTTTCTGAAATTCATCAAATGTCATTTTGTGTTCTCCTTTTCCGTTTCAAACCGAACGCCACCATATTCCCATAAATCCTCTACCATGGACTCCATTGATACTTTTCCCGCCTCATACTGTTCATACAGATCTAAAACCTTTTGAACGAATCCGGGACATCTTTTCTCTGCTGATCTGGGCCAATAATCTTTTGCCAGAACTTCCAGAGGAATTGTCAGCATCAATTTCATTGCCTCCGCTACCGCTTCTTCATAAGCTACTTGCTTTAGCTGTTCTATCTGTGATTGCGTCAGCGTATATGTATTTTGCTTTCTTTGCGCAGCCTTTTGCATTCTACGCATTTCAGCTCTTCCCATCCAACTATCTCCCGTATATTTTGCTATTTCTGCTTTAGTCTGAAATACTCACTTACCGCCTGTCTAACTATCTGTGATACACTCTTATCTGTTCGATTCTTTTCCTCAAACAGCTTATTTGCTATATCATCATCAAGTCTAATTCTTAATGTCCGGCCTTTTAAAACCACTCTACGATTACCCATTTGGTATCATTCTTTGTGTTTTATATTGTTTTATCGGCATAGAAGCTGTATCTATACAGTTTATCGGGTTATCCTATCTATGCCAGGAGAGCGCCTTTTTGTTTTTGGCGGTTATTTGGGGGACTTAGTAGGCCCATCTTCGGATATCTCCAAGACCCCTACCCCGGTGCCTGCATCAACACTCTACGGTATCATCTGGCAGCTGATCCAGGGATGTTTTTCTAACTATTCGTTAAAGAAATGTTTCACGAATAGTTAAACACTATATCTTGTGGTTTTATTGCTAATCATCACTAGATATGGTTTTTGTTGTCTCCGTGTCCGTATCCGGGAGACTTTCAGCATCTGGCGGGAACAACCTGGGCAGCTGTTCGGCTGTAAGTTTTGGCTTTGGCTGCTCAATATGCACCGGTGCAGTCTCTACTAGACCATCAACAGCTTTGCAGAGAAAGATATAACCAACATTGCCAGCTGCGGCCCCTTTGTATCGTCCCAACCTACATTCATTCTGCCATTTTCGGACGGTGTCGGCCCTCGAACAACTAAGTTTAGAACACCAATCACTACTCCTATACTCCCCAGAAGCCCATGAATATAATATATCTCTTGAGCATCCAATCAATAACGCAAACTCTTCTAATACAGGCTTTTGATCATATTTATAAACGATATCAATATACATATCCCATATATCATCTAAAAGATTAATATCGTCATATATAGCCCTAGTAAATCCCATTTTTTTATTAATATATCTTATAAGACCTGTAAACGTACTGGAGGATAGTTTATATAAATTTTCTGGGTGTGGTAAACTGTCCTCATACTCCTGAGCATATATATGCATATCATCTGGGTATATCTCAATACCTGCATCTGTGCTGACTGCATTAGTTTTTTTTGTAGATCTGCTCACTGTATCACCTCCAGAAAAGAATATAAAAAACGCCCACAGACAGAACCGATATAGATCCCATCTGTGAGCGTGTAGCCTCGAATTTTGCCGTCCTTGCTCCTGCTGCCTATCCTGATCCGAGTTGTGCGCCCTTCTCACGGCTCCAGGGCAACCCTACAAGACTCAGCTATATTGTACATAAAGCATACACCAGATTTTTTTATCTGTCAAGCATATACACTATGTCATTTTTACAGATACCCTAGGCCCTTATATATAATATATATATTAATAATAATTATCGTTGATTATATTAAAAATA